TCAGCGGGCGACAGCGCGCACATATGCCTGGCAAGCGCGCAGCGCGATCAGTCCCTGGTCGCCGGCATCGGTGATGCCGATAATTCGCTGAGCATGCGCCGGGTCAAGTCGGGCTCGTGCGGCTGCATGAACCAGGCCTGTGGTGGCGGTGGCGGTTGGCATTGCACAGCCACGGGCAGGTTCGGTGGCGTCGAGAAGGACTGACAACCGCACATCAGCAGTGGCCAGACGGTCGCGCAGAGCAGCCTGGTTATGTTGGGCATCGCGCAATTCCCGGGCATGATGTTGGTCGCTGGCACTGAGCTGTTGCTCCAGGGCCAGTCGTTTGTCTTGTTCAGCCTGTTGTTGATGCAAGGCCGCCTGGCGTTGCTGGCTGAACGCCTGTGCATGGGCAGAAGCCTGGCGCTCAAGCTGTCCCCCCAAGCGCCAGGCCTGGACCTGCCAGGTCACCGCCACCAACAGGCAAGCACCGATCAGTTGGTAGGCCCCTAGGAAACGCATAACACCGCCTTCGCCCGCGCCCACAGCCGCAAGCGATCCTCCAGCCCATTCAGCCCGCCATTGATACGCCGTGTAATGCTGGTGAACTGGTCCTTGTCGGCCAGCTCATTCAGGCCATTGACCTGCCAGAACCAGGCGGCCGACTCAACCGCCCATTGCGGTTGCTCCAGCAACATCGGCTCCCGTAACAGACGGTCATCACCAAACAGCGCCTGGCTGCATGCCAGGTAATTGCGCCGACCGGTGATCTGGATCAGTCCTCGGCCCCGGTACAACTGGCCGTCGCCATCCGCTTCGGGGCTATTGCCCAGGCGTGCGGCCAGGCTGCCGGTGTCGTATTTGCCCAGGTAGTGATCGCTGCCCAGTTCGCGCACGTAACGCAGCTCACCGGATTCGTGGCCGATCTGGGCGAGGAAGGCGGCAATGCGCCTGGTACGGTTAATCTCGAAGCGAACGAACGCCGCATTCAAGGGCATTAAAAAAACGCCCGCTCTAAGGCGGGCATCCGGCATGACGCCAAGCAGTTGGGGGAGTGTTATCACCATTGGTTTTACTCTCGAAAAGTAGCTATATCGACAACCCACCCGCCGTGATCGAACTGCGGTATCCCGTCACCGGATCGCCGACATGAACCACCTGCTTTATCGACCAGCGCCCCTGCATATAGGACGGCCAGCTCTCATCCAGCACTAACAACCCTTCCGCCGCCAACAATGGATTGCCCGGGCAATCGATCAGCAACTTCAAATTTTCACGCCCCACACGGCGTAGCTCACCTTCGGCAACAGCGCGGGCTTCGGCTTCGTTCTGGCAGCGTTGGCGCAAGGTCTTGAACGGCGCATTCCCCACCTGGACGACGCGCTGCTTGCCGGCGGAGGCATCCCACCAACTGTCACGGCAGCCTTGGTATTTCGAGCGGGATTTTTCGTCGAGCTTGGCGGTGATAAAGCTTTGTTCACCGGGGCGATTGTCATCCGTCACGGACAGCCTCACTTCCGGCAGCAGCTGGCCGGAGAGCGATTTGGCTTGGCCGGCTTCGGCCAATACATAGAGTTCGTTGAACGGTTTGGTGACTGCACTATAAAGTCGGGCAAGGCGCGAAATGAACGCCATGTCACTTTCGTTGGACTGGTCAATGTGCGCGATCGCAATCCCCTCCAGCGCCGGCGCCACTCGCGGTGAATAGCCGTGACGACTGACCAGTTGGCGAAACAGCGCGCCCAGGGTGGTCGGACCGTAGCTGGCGGATCGACGCTGGCGGTAACCCGTTGCATCGACCACGCTGAAGGGCGCCGCGGTGGCCACGATCATCAAGCGCATGGGAAACAGCACCGGTGTGCGTTGGGTGACGACAAACTCGCCCTTTTCCACCAACCCCGATTCCAGGTAACCGGCACGCAAGCCGATCTTGCCGTTCAGCGTGGGCAGGCCGTCCAGGCCCTCGATATTCAGGGTCAGCTCCAGCCGGTCGGTCTCAATGCCCGCGGCGTCGGTGTGGCTCCAGTGCATCAAGCGTTGATTGAGCAGCGCCGCGTTGGCGCCATAAAACTCCACGATAGGCGTAAATCCCTGTGCCATGCAGCCTCCTTAATCCCAGGCCAAAACGGGTCGCACAGCTCCGGGCCGAGCGTGCAGTTCAGGTACGATCACCCACACGCCGGCCGGCAGCACCGGGCCATATTCGGCAAGCTCGGGGTTCAGGCGCCAGAGGGTTTCTTCCGCCGTGTCGTCGCAACGGCCCACCTCCCGATAAAGCAACAGGTTGACCGAATCACCGGCAATACTTCGTACTCTACGCATTGGCGAACTCCTCCAACTCCAGCGTCCAGGCCATGACCATGGCGGTGCCGTCATCGATGACATTGCTCTGGGTTTCCACAATCGAATTGATCCGCCACAAGCCCCAGTTACGACCGATGCCGTCAACCAGGGGCAACGGCGCCCGCGCATTTTGCAGCGCGCGCAATTGGTCCAGGCGCTGCATGCCTACGCCGTACATGGCCGTGCCGCCGAATGTGAGTTTTTCCAGCTTCTGACCGCTCTGCCGCGACTGCGACTTGCTGGCAATAATCGCCAGGTCACTCCAGCCGCCATCGCTGGCACGGACCAACGAGGAATAGGCGAATCCTCGAGACAAGCCGAAAATAAAGTCGCCGAGTACCATTTGTTGTCGCATCAATCACCTCCTGGAGGATCGGCCAGTGCCGCGTTGCGTCGGATGCCCAGGGTGTCGGTGAGCATCGGCAGACACTGAAACTGCAGCGCCTGGATCACCTGGTTGACGACCTGCTGGGCATCGGCGGGGTTTACACCGGTGATCTGGATGCTCGGGGCGAGGGTCACTTGCACGTTGTCCGTGCGTGCACTGTTGAGTTCCTTGCTCACCGCATTGGGCGCAGGCAGGCGATCCGTTGAGCCGAACAGTTTGTCACCGAGCCAACTGCCTGCCTCGCTGCCGAGCAAACCGCCGATGGCACCACCGACTGCGGTGCCGACGCCAGGAAAAATCAGCGTACCGATTGCCGCCCCCGCGGAGGCGCCTGCCCAAGCGCCGCCAGCGGTGCTAAGGCCAGTACCGATAGCGTTTGCGTCACCATTGCGCACGCCTTGGACCACGTCCACAGCGGTGTCGACATACTTCATCGGGCCGAGGCGGCGGATGGTCGATGACTCCAACCTGGCAAGCGTTCCAGACAAGTTCGCCGCCAGGCCCTTGCCTGCTCCACGAGCCGCAGGCCCGGTTGCGGGCGGTGCCGCGGAGGAGGCCAACGAGTTACCGGGCAAGTGGACCGAAGCCTGGCCCGCCTGCTTGATGTCAAATGGGATAAGTGGTTGGCCCATGGCATTGAGAGGTGGCGCGACAACTGGCGGCTTGAGGTCCACCGATTTGCCGGGGACCACCACCTTGTTGTCGAGTGTTAGCTTCGACGAACCGGGTATCGCATCGACGGGCTTGGGAACGTTTGCGCGACGCTTTTTCCTACTGCTAGAGGGGCGCGCTTTGTTTTTTTCCCGGACCGTCTCGCCAATGCCCCCGGGTAATCGTGCCGACGCCGGATCAATAAGGCTGGCAGCACCGAGGGACGTTGTGCCGGGGCAGCATTGCTTGTCCTTATCCTTGTCCTTATCAACCCCCCCATCCTTGAAAAGTTTGCCGACACCTGGAAGCTTGCCAAGCGTCACATCGACCACATTGCCAGCCACTCGCGTCTTGACCGTATCCCACACGCTTGAACCCAGATCTTTCGCCAGGTCCGTCCCCGCCTTGAGGCCCTTGTCCACCCAGGAATCGTTCGGCGGCGTCGGTTCTTTCTGCCCGCCTTCCGCGGCGCCGGCAGCGACGTCAACCGTCTTGATTGCCAGCGAATGACCGTTAATGAACAGCGTACTGTTGAGTGTTTCCAGTGTCTCGCGCAGCCGCACTTGCTCAAGCATCAAGGCGTTGACATCCACACTGACGCTGATCAGCGCCGAAGTGAGTTCCGCCTGCGGCTGTAGTTGCGGCGCAGCATCCAGACGCACTGGCGTGGCAAGCCCTGCGGTGAACGGCGTGAGCACATTGCCAAGGTCCGCTTCGCCGAACAGCCAGCGTTTGTCTTCCTGGACGAGCCTCGTTTCAAATTGAGTCTCCTGCATCCCGCTTACTCCTGTTTAACGCCAAGGCGAGTGATCGCAATGTCGTAGCGGCGCAATGCTTTGCCGGCGTCCCAGTCAAGAATCTCCGCCTCATTGACCGAATAAATCAGCGGCACCACATCGAGGATCACTTCGATGTCGCGCTCCGAAAGAAGTCCGCCGGTTGATTTAAAAAATCGTCGATACGCTCCTGCAGTTCCGTCCAATCGGGCACAGTCAGGCCGGCAAGATCGGGGATCATCAGGCCAGTGCAGTGAGCAGTGATGAACTCGGCGCGCTCTTTGTTGGTGGGGAGTTTTTTCATCACCTTGGTGGCGCGCAGGGCGGGCATTTCCAGTGGCAGAACGGTGAGGCTGCGACCCGCAGCCTCGAGGGGCAGCAACAATCGGACCGGCTGGTCGTGGGCCGGTTGCTCAGTCTCACCGAGGAAAAAAGACGCAGGGCGCGTCGACATCTCATGTACGTATTGGGCGATGGTCACGTAGTCCGGGCGCTTGAGCTGGTCGAGTTCTTTTTCCGACAGGCCGGTGGCGAGTTTCGCCAGTTCGAAAAACTGATCGTCCTCGTCGTCACCGGCCCGGGCCAGCGCTTCTTTTTGCGCGGCGTAGTACAGCGGCTTGAGTTGCACCTGCTGGATCGTCGCGCCGGTGTCGGCGGTGATCGGAGACAGCAGGAGGTGCAGCGGTGGCATCCAGGCCATGGGGCAATTCCTTGATGAAGTAAGGGGCGAGCACGCCCGCCCCCGGGGAGTTACGGCATCAGCACCGCACGGCGGGCATCGCCGAGGATGTCGACACCATTGAGCACGAACTTCTGGGTGCGCACGTCGATGTCGATGACCGGGATGCCGTTTTCCAGGCGGTTGTAAGTGCGGCAGGACAGCTCAAGCGTGGTGAGAGCCTTGTCGCCCATCTTCAACTTGGCTTCGACCAGGGATTTCAGCTTGCCGCCGACCGTGTGATAGGTGAAGTAGGTCTTGCCGTCCTGATCCTGGCCGGCTTCCCGCACGTTCAGCAGGATGTCATCCCCCAGGCGCACGCCCAGGGCCAGCATGATTTCCGGGCCGGCACCTTGCAGCACCAGGGTGGCATTGAGCACCTTGCCGCTCTTGGCCATTTCTTCGGCGATAAAGCGCCCGCCGGACATGGACTCCATGTCGAACTCGATCTTCGGCGGAGTGAACTCCTCGACCGTGGCGGACAACGGCAGGCCTTGAAGGGTGGCCGCAATGGCCTGTCTGACTCGATTGGTAAACATTAGAGAACGTCCTCCAGGAACTGCTCGATGATTTCATCGCGGGCGTTGAGTTGATAAATCATGTGTTCGTTCGGCGCATAGCGGCCGTAATCGATGACGATGAACCAGGTGCCGTTCTTGTACTTCTCGACACTGTTGAGCTCCGGGTGCAGGTACACGCTGCCGCCGGGAATGGTTTCGTCGGCGACCAGGGTTTGCAGCCAGTCGTTGATGCGCTTGACCTCCTGGTCCATGAAGGACTTGGTGAGGTTCTTGGCCATGGCTTTCTGGCCCGCCTTGACCAGCTTGCGGCTGATGGCATCTTCCAGCCCGACATAGCTGATGAACTTGCCGGTGATGGAGCGGTTACCCAGCAGCGAAAAACCGCCGAGGATGGTGCGGGCGTAGTAGCTCACGCCGTAACGGTTGAGCAGGTCGCCTTCGGTGGAGGTGTCGAGGATGTTGTACTCGACCACGCGGGAAACGTCCTCGGCGAACGTCACCTGGTTACCCGGGCTTTCCCATTGCTTGACCTTGGCCAGCGCAGCGATCGCCAGGGACGACGGCGCAAGGAACACGTTTTTCTTCGCCGCCTTGGAGTACACCGACGGCATGTTGTGCACCAGCAGGCAACGGTCGAAACCAAGCTCGGCACCGCCCAGTTCGCCGCTGTAGGTCACCTGGTCGGCCACCGCCGCGTCCTTGCCATCCAGCACCACACGGGCCTTGATGCGCTTGCCGAAGGCCGCGAACTCACCCGCCACAGCCTTGGTACCGGTGAAGCCTGGGGCGCCGATAATGGTCAGGTCTTCCGGCACGCTGGCCAGTGCCGCCAGGCCCAGCTTGCGACCGGTGACCGGCTCGTTGCCGCCGATTACATTGTTGAGGGTGTCCGCCGGGGTGGCGCCCTCTTCCACGATCACCACGTAGACCGGCACCTTGACCACTTTGAGGATCTGGTAGACCGCGTGGAACAGCGTGCCAGACTCCGCACCGGTAGGGTCCAGCAGCGCCTGGGTGGTGAAACTGTTGATACGGAATGGCGCGTTTTTCGGGATCGACGCATGGGCATTCGGCGCGGTGCCGACCAGGCCGATCACGTTATCGCCGAGGCCACCCATGGCCTCGGGGGATTCAGTGGCATTGACGGTGATGCCGTTGTGCTCGAAGTTCAGAACCTCAGCCATGGTTAGTCAGCCTTCTTGGTAGTGGCCTTTTTGGCCGGGGTGGCGTTGAGGACGCTGGTCAGTTCCAGGCGGCCAGCGGTGCGCAGGGCGGATGCTTCCACGTCCAGCAGGTCCAGTTCCTCGCCGACGGCGGACCAATGGCCACCTCCGGTTGGGAATGGGATGAGGACGGTGTAGGTTTGGCGGGTGGCCATAGGTGGATCTCCAGGCATAAAAAAACCGCAGGGCGGTTTTTTGTTGGGTTATAGAAAAGTGAAAGCCAGAAAAGAAAACGCCCCGTCAGAGCGGGGCATTTATTGGAGTAGCGTTGAGAGCCAGATCGGCGCCGGGGGGCGGTGCTCGCTCAAGGGAAACTCGCCAGCCTCTGGCCAATTGCGCAAGGCGCGACGGTAGGCCTGCAACTCGGTGTACTGGTTAGTGCTGAGCGTAGTTTTCAATTCGCCTTCCAGCTCATCGCGATGGCGCGTTACTACGCCGTCCGTATCGGATAGGCATTGATCGCGCCAAACTCGCTCAATACCGGCCAACTCTTCATCACTTGGCAGCGGTGGGGCGACCAACGCCGGGAAACCATCACTCTCCCAATTAATTATCTTGCCTTCTGACTGCCCCTTCAGCAGTTCGGCATGGAACGCTGGAGAGATCTTAAAAACGTCATCGGGCATCGACGAGTTAATAGAAGGATCATAAAAACCGCGAGTAGATTTCGAGGCAAACATTAAACTCTCCTTAATACCCAATAGCAATCCAGTGAACTACGGCAACTGCGTTTTTAGCAGCAATCACCCCAGAAGAAACAATATAGGGCGCCGCATAAAGTATTACGGTAGACAAACTACCACTTCCGATGCCTGTTGGATAACAGGTTTGACCAGAGTCTGACGACACCACTCTTAAAAAAGCATTCGGAAATGCAATTGGCAGTGTAATTACGGCCGACACTGCAGTTCCCGCAATGCTCGCCGACCCCCATTGAATAATTAGACCACTCGGTAGTCTCTGATAACCACTGTCCCCCAAAAGCGCAGAAAAAGAACGCGTATTTTTCAGAGTGGCCGAGCCGGTCAACACCCAGTTCACGCCACTTGCGGTGGCCACCACGAATTCACCCTGACCCAGTAAAACACTCTCAGACTGTGAAACGCCTAAAACCAAATTATCAGTGCTTTGCCTCGAAATCGTAACTGGTGAAGACGCCACATTTTGCAATAGCATCGATGCACCATTAACCACAGAACTCGTTGCCGGCAGCGTTACGGTATAGGAGCCGGCGCCCCCAAAGGTAAAAATAGACCCCGTATCAGATGCTGTCAGAGTTGTTGCTCCAGAGGGTGCTGACGCACCTGAAAAGCTACCCAATGCACTTCGAACGAACTTGGTGGACGCGAGCCGCTGGCTGCGATCAAACTGCGGGACTGCCACGCTAGCGTACATGTTACCGCCACCTACGTACCATGCTCCCGCACCAGCAGCATTATTCAGCAACGTCAGTTCAAGAATATCCCCATAAATCATTCGTATATTTTTCGCACTAACCGACTGCCCTGGATCTGCACCGTATATAAGGTCAGTCCCGGCCCTAGTTATTTGCGCCGACGCGGTGTTGTAACAGATTATCGTGACCGTCGCCCCATTAGGCAGATCTGATGAGACAGGGAGATTTATAGTACTTGCTATGTCGCCAAACAAAACGGTCATTTGGCCGACCGAAGCGGCAAGAATCGAACCGCTATTATTTAACGCAGTACTTCCTGAATACTGTTTACCCAAGCGACGCGCCCACTCAGTCGTAGCCAACAACGAAGAGTTATCGAAGCGTGGTGCCGACTCTGCCGTCGCGGCCCCCTTAAATGCGGGTGAGTTAAGCGGTGCAAATCCTTGAGTGACGTTCTGAAAAGCTAATGGCGTGGTTCCCAGGATGATCGCCCCATCCGTAACCAACTGCCAGATCGTATCGGCAAACATAGCCCCCTGCTCAACCGATACCGTCATCGCCGATGTCACCTTAGCGTTCGAGTCAGCGTCTTGAGCCCGCCCCCACGCCGCATTCGCCACAACATAAACCCCGTTATCTTTCGCGGCTGTCTGATTTTTAACAAGAACCCGATCACCCACAACAACAGCAACACCATCAATCGTTTGCGCTGCACTCAAGGTGATATTGGCCGTGGTTGCTACACGCACCGACTGCTTGGCATCAAGTTTCGCCAACTCATCCGCCACATAGCCCGTCACCCAAGCCCGCGTTGCCTTGACGACCGTGTCATCAATCAACAACGTCACAAGCGACGCATTACTGGTCTCGAAAATTGACCGAATATAAAACTCTTTCCCCGATCCAGATGTAGCTAACACCGGTTTGAACGACTCCGGATACTTAACGATCGCATAAAGAATCCCGGTGTCCGTCCAAAGACCGGCCTCGCGCACATACCAACCACCGACCTCTGGTGGAATCGTCACCTCAGCCAGCAACCAGCTCGGATTTTTCTCATCCTGAAACAGCGCATTCAGCGGCCCGCGCCACACTTCACGTTTCAGTGCTTTTGCGGTGGCATCGGGGTTGTAGACGGCACCATTGCCGTCGCCGACCGAAATTTGCGCAAGTTTGATCGGGACGCCAGCCGCTTTGCAGGCAGTTTCATAAGCAATCCCTGTATTGGTCAGCAGGGTATAAAAGTCGGCCATTTAGGACCCCTTTGGATAGATAGTGGCGGTTTCGACGCTGTAGAACCCGGCCGCCACAAAGGCCATGCCGGAAGCTTCAAGCCCCTCGATAACAATCGGATAGATAGTGGTCAGCTCACCACAGACAGTCGCGGCGCCAATGGAATGGCGGCCAAACGCACTCAAGCCGACCGTGACGGTGAAAATGTCGCGCTCGCTTTTGGCGTCCGCCAGGCGTCGATCAAGGCGTTCATCGATCTCTTCGCTGTAGGGCAGCTCGGAATAGGCCCGCAGAGAAAAGCTGTAGGGTTTGCCTCGCGGTGTTTGTTCGTACCAGGCCCGCACCTCGGGGATCAGTTGCAAGCCTTTGGCTGCGTTCTCCAGCGCCTTGCGGGTGCCTGCCTGTCGGGCCGTCGGCCAGGCAAGCTGTACCGTTGCGCGTTTTTCAGCCTCGGCAGCGCTAGAACTCCACTCGTTAACCCCGCGATCAGCCGCCAGGTACGGCAAAAAATCTGCTGGGGTTTGCGTTGGATCCATCAGTTCGGGAAATGGTGGGGTGATCCGCTCAAGTAGCTGACCGAAACCTTGATCCAAGGCTTTTTCCAACGGCGAACTGTTCGTGGGCAATAGGCTCGGTTTGCGCTCACTCATAGCGTGCGCACCTCCACTTCAACGCCGGAGCAATAAGGCGCCTGAAAGGCCGTCGCAACAATCGGCGCGAGCGGCTCAAGGATCTGCAGCTGCGCGGCACCTGCGCTGTGGATGGAATAGTCGATCCAGCTCGGATCCACCCGTCCTTCCAGGCGATGGCAGGACGCTGCATAGCCTTGCAGCAATTTCTGCGCGGCGACTTGGGTGAGTCCGGAATCCGGACCGGCGTTGATCCTGGCCACCACGCGAATTTTGTACGGCAGGATTTGTGCGCCTTGGACGGTGACCAGATCGGTCTCAGGCCGTACATCGGGCCGTGCGAAATGTCGACGCACGCCGTCAAGCAAATCGGCGGACGGCGTGCCGTCTCCTTCCCTTGAAAGCACGGTGACCATCACTTCGCCAGGCGCCGTGCGCCGTCCGTTGCCATCCTTGACCCGGGCCGCGTAGCCGTCCGGATCGAAGGTGTAGCTGACGGTCACCACGCCCGGTGTGGCGCTTTGCACCTTGACCGACGGCCGCTCGCCGAGGGTGAAGACTTCGCGGCGATACTGCATCCGCGAACCCGCCGCCGGCGCGTGAGGCGCCAGGTAATAGCGCAAGCGCGCGTCGTCGTCGCTTTCCAGGGTGGGTGGCACCGGTGGGAAAGCCGCCGGGTCGCCGGGGTCGAGCACTTGGCGCTCCAGGCCCATATCGGCCAGGCGTGCATCCAGGTTGCTGCCGGTGGCCCACCACGCCAGCATCTGCTTGATGCGGGCGTTGTATTTGCGTTCGTGGGTTTGCAGGCGTACGCAAAAAGCTTCCAGGGCCAGGGTCAGCAGCTCGCTCTCGTTGTCGAGGCTGACCTTGAGTCTGGCCGCGCTTTGCGGCGCGCGGGTGGCGACGTAGTCGACGACAAACGCCTTGAACTCCGCCAGCAGCGGTTCGAACTCATCGACCGCGATAATCGCCGGCTCCGCCAATTGGTTCTGGCCTGGGATCAGCATGCTCATGTCACGACCTCGAAGGATTGTTGGCGGTTTTTCCAGGTGCCGGCAAAACGCAGCAATAACCCGGCGCCCTGGCGGGTGGCGACGATGACCTGGGGCTGGAAGTCGGCAATGCCGTTCTGGCGGTTGTAGAACGCTTGCGCCGCGTGGCTTTGGGCGAGGATCAACAGGTCATCGCCAAGGTTCTGGCCGAGCAGTTGCGGGATCATCGAGCCGTACAACGGGCGCTTCTGGCGAGTGCTCAAGGGGGTGGTCAGCGCTCGGGTGGCACGCTGTACGAATTGCAGCCAGTCATCCACGGCTGCCCCGGTGTTCCTATCGATTCCGATCATGGCAAATCCTTATGCGCGGCTGATCACGCGGCCCTGGTGATCCACCAGCGGGCCGCTCAAATGCACGCCGACGGCATCCAGCGTGAGGCCGGTGGCGCCGAGTTGCAGGGTGATGCCCTGGGCACTCAGGGTCAGGCTGGCAGCGCCGACCTTGACGTCGACCTGTTCGCGGGATCCGCTGAACGTGGTTGGGCCGTTAATCCAGTTGAAGGTGTGACTGGCATCGTCGTAGTCGCTTTGGGTGCCATCCTGATGGCGCCGCCGGGTCAGCGAGGCGACGCTGGACACGGGAGGAAACAGACTGCTGTTCAGCCCGAACAGCGCCACCGACTGCGTGCCCCCTTCCCCGCCGCCGTAGTTAAGCAACAGGCATTGCTCGCCCACCGACGGAATACGGGTTTCGGTCTGCGCACCGGCGCTGGGGTTGAAGAACCGAATCGCCGGGGTAAGCAACTCACCATGGCTGACCTTGCAGGTATTGCTGGCGGCGTCGACCTCCTGGCACACGCCAATGCGGCAGAAACTGTCCGCGCGTCGATACAGGTCTTCGAGCTGGGCTTCCATTTCCGCCAGGCGCTCGACAATCGGCCCCAATTGCATGCGTAACAATGCGTCGAACATGGACTACTCCTGCAGGGGCCGATATTGATCCGGATCGTCGATGTCCGAGACTTCCCAGGTGCGGGCAAACAGCGGTGTGCCGGTGGGATCCTCGATCAATGACGGGCCGAGATAGAGGGTTTGGGTGAAAGACACGGTCCAGGTGTCGTAGTCCGTTTCGGCGCTGGCGAGCCCAGAGGGCGCCGCGACGACAGCCGTGGGTAAATCGCACTGGTCCGACGGCAGGCCCCAGCGGTTATCCAGGGCCAGGTCCATCAATTGGCTGGCCAGGTCACACGCGTCAAAAGGCGCCGCCGCGCTGGCGACCGTAACCCTGAGTGATACCGACAAGGCATGCGCCTTGCGCCCTTCGCGGGAACGCACGCCGGGGCCGTTGCGTTCCACGCTGATCAGCACGCCGGTGTGATCCCCGGCGCCGCCAACGTCCTGGTGGTTGCCTACCTGCAGTTGCGGGAAGGCACGCTTCAGCGCCCCCTCAATGGCTACAGGCAGTTGGGAGGGTTTTTCGATAAGTGTCATCAGTTGCGTCCTTGCAGCAGTTACTGCTGATCCGAGCGGGATGTGGGCGCTTCGTTGACCCCGATGCGCTTGGCCGCCCAGCGTTCATAAAGGCCGATGGCGACGTCCGCGCCGGCCATGGCCGTCAGGCAACCAATGGCGCCGGCGGTCCAGATCGACATGCCGGCGGCGTAGCACAGCATCAATGCCGAGACCCCGCAGACCATGCACGCCCCAGACCGCAGGGCCAGGCGCCGGACCAGCGACCAACCGCGGGCGCCCTCCTTGTCGGCGCGCCACATTTCGCCGGATACACCGCCAATCAGCGCCAGTGCGATCACCAGCCAGATAGGCATTTCCGCTAACGCTTGCTGCTCGTTTGTCATGTCACGCCTCCTGGCTGAGTAACGCCGGCAAACACCGGCTTTTGGGTAAATCCATGTATAGGTAGGCATTCCAAAAAGCCCGGTTGCCCAGGCTTTTCAGTAATGCGGTCCAGCTTCGATCTTTCGGCGCTACTGGCGCGGTACGGATCTTTCCTCGATGTTTTTCCGACCACGATCCCTGTCTGCCGGATAACTGCTTCTGGTGCTTTACGCTGCACACCCGGGTCAGTTGCCAACCCTCTGAACCGTTAAGGCCGGTTCATCGCTGCCTGTTGCTGAAGCGGTGTCACTAAAGAGCGTCGGCATCCTTGCCGGTGTTGGCTGGCGTCCCTGCCATCGCTCTGATGGCGTCCCTGCCGATGTTGCGTGCCTTCCTTGTCTTCCTTGGCAGCATCCTTGCCGCCTCCACCACCTTATTGGCTGGCTTGAGATGAAGGATATGCATGTATGCATATACAGTCAATGCGCTAGTGCATTTATTTTCAGCCAACTAATGCACAAATGCATTTTTGACCTTGCGGGCAAAGGGTTTGGCGATTTTCTACAGACGAAAAAAAGCCCGCTCGATGGCGGGCTCTCTCTTACGCAAGGAGGTCAACGGGCGTACATACCCCACCAGAACACATGCCCAAGGATGCTGATCTGCTCATCCTGGATATCCTGGAAGCTGTAGTCCTCATCCGGGTGTTCATCGCGATTGAAACTGCGCAGGCGAATCCCGGAAGGCAGGCGATAGAGCTGTTTAACCCGCAGCTGGCCATTGTGATTGATGGCATACAAGTCGCCATCGACGATGTCGCCGATGCCACTTTTGCCAGCATTTACGCCGACCGTCGCGCCGTCGCGCAGTACCGGCAACATACTGTTGCCGCGCACCGTTACACACTTGGCCTGGTCGAACTGCACACCGTTATGCCGCAGGCTGCGCTTTCCAAAACGCAGGCTGGCCTTCTCGCTTTCCTCGATGACGAATCTTCCTGATCCAGCAGCCAATTCAACCTCGCGCAGAAAGGGGATCGACACCTCGTCATCATTAACGGGGGTGTCATCGTCCCACAGGCTTATATCCTTGAGTTCCGAATGCATCGGGTCGCGCCCGTCATCGCGCAAAGCCCCCACCGCCGCGCGCCCGCGCAGTTGATCGGTGCTGACGCGGAAGTACTCGGCGATGCGCGAGATGTGTTTATCCGACGGATCAACGATCTTGCCGCTGAGAATCCGGGACAACGTGGATTGAGGCACGCCAGTACGCCGGTGAAGCTCCGTGGGGGAGATCCGGTCGCGGTCCAGCAGTTCTCTTAAGACGATAGAAACGTTGCGTTTTTGCATAGCGGCGATAGTGACGGGAGTTTTTGGGGTTGGCAAATGCTAATTTGCATATTCCATGCACATCAGCGGAACTTCCGGGCAAAATAATGTCAATTTGGCATGATCACCGCGGTACTTGATGCGATGCGCTCAAACAGCGCCAGGCTATTCCTGGCGAGCCAAGGAAGAAAACA